CTCATCAGAAAATACCGAGGGGGATACTTCAACGGCTTCCTTATGATCAAATACAGTAGTTCCCACAAAAGAGTTGATGTAATCTTCAAACGACAAAGATTTTGGGTTTACAAAGCTTTTAAATACCCTACCTTCAGCAGTTATCTCTCCAATAGGGAATTTGCCCTCATGAGGAGTTCCTACATAAAGTTCCGCGCCTACAGCTAAAAGCTCACCCTCTTGTCTTTGTCCTAGCACCCTGTGGAAATACTCTTTAGATAGTGGGGCAGTATCAATGTCATTTACCATACATACATCGTCAAGATACTTTGATGCCAAAAAGAACCTAGCCATTTTAGCTTGATTACCAGCGGGTATGTCTTTGACGGGTGTGTAAACTATGACCTCTCCATATTGCCTCATCCTCTCTAAGAGTTTTTGATCAGGTAACTCAGAAACATAGGCCAGAGAAACCTCTACATCAAAAAACTTCTTCCAAGCTTTTGCTACAATAGGCCAAAAATTAATATAAGTCTCGTTGTCATCTGTGCTTAAGATTACTCTATCGCAAGCTAGTTTTGTACTCATAACATCTCCAATATGGGTTTCTTTATCATAGTAGAGTCTTGTTGAAACTCAACAGCAATATCCTCTTTTTCAAACAAGGACATGTCTAAGTAGTTTTTACCAGAACTACCTGCTAAGTAAGAAGTAGCTCCGTGCCGTTTGCAAAGATGTACCAATCTCTCTGTGGAAGTAAGCTCTGTGGGTTCGTCTAAAACTATAGGTGTTGATATCTTCATTATATCACATAATTTAATGATGATCTCCACATTAGTTTTTGCCAAAGATTCTTGGATACAGCCATCAAACAAGGACAAAATACTTTTATACTTTTTATTCTTAGTCTTGATAGCTTCCCAACTTTCATGTGGGTTCAAATATTTCTTATCCACTATGGGTTGTAATCCTTTTAACACTGGCATCGTATTCCAACCGTTCTCATTTTTAAACCTATTCTGAAAACCATTTTTTTCCCATTGGCAGTTCTGCAAAATAATAAAAACATCTGACTCCATAAACTTTTGAAAAAAAGGATACCAAGGCATGAAGTTGGGCTGGTGTATGGATACTATCATTTTACGTCATATGCATTTACTGTTTCAACAATATACTCTAGATCCTCTTTGGAAAGCCACCATCCACATGGAATATTCATTAGTCTCTTATCAAAATATTGTAGGTTGGTCAGAGTCATATCTCGATACTCTTCAAACACAGAGTATCGAAGATTACTAACATGTGCTTGGTCAACGCCAATACCTTTTTCAGCAATATACTTTCTAAAGTGTTCTTTATCTTCTACCAAAACACTGAATAACCAAGAAGCAGATACTCGATCACTTTTTACTTTGATTACAGTCACATGTGGATTGCTGATGTTTTTTCTTAGGTAAGCAGCATTTTCTATATGACTATCAATCAAGCCATCAATGTATTTCATCTGCTCCAGACCAACAACAGCGTTCGTATTATTCATATGGAATTTAAAACCATACTCTGGGATATCCTGCTCCCACCTAGACGCGCACTTGAACTTTCTATCTAGCCCAAACCAGCGAAGTTTTCTAGCCCTAGCTGCATCCTCTTCGGACTTACATACCAGAGCACCTCCATCAGCAGTCGTTAGATGTTTCACTGCTTGGAAAGAGAAACATACATAGTCTCCATGATTTCCAATACGAACACCTTTATAGGTAGAGCGTAGGGCATGAGCGGCATCCTCCACAACTTTAATGCCGTGCTCCTTTGCGATGCTTAGGATCTCATCAAGGTCGCAGGGTTGACCTCCCCAGTGGACTAAGACGATTGCTTTGGTTCTTTCAGTGATCTTCTCCCTAATGCTTTCGGGATCAATGTTTCCTGTCTCTGGGTCGATGTCCGCAAAAACCAGTTTGGCCCCAGTATTGTGAAAGGGTCCGTTAGTTGCCATACAGGTCATGGCAGTTGAAATTACCTCGTCCCCTTTCTCCAAACCAATTAGACGAGCAGCCAGAACCAGAGAGTTAGTGCAAGAATTAGTTAGCACTGTGTTTGGGTTACCAATGTATTCGCCAAACCTCTCTTCAAACAGGTCTGAGTGTTCTCCTTCAGTAACAAAGCCTGAATCCCAAACTTTCTGTAGCACCTCACCAATGTTAGGAGGTGTGTGAACTTTCATCAAAGGTATCATTTTTTAAAATACTGTAGCATTAGTTGCAGCCCATCCTCTAAAGTTACTTTGGGCTGTATCGAAGTGTCCCTTACAACCTTGTCGATGTTTGGGCACCTTCGTAGTGGTTCATCTTTTGGATAAAATACAGGGTAATCGTCAATTGAGAACTTGTCATAGTCAAATACCTTACAAAATATTTTTGCTAGTTCGACCATGGAAAGCTCTGGCGTGGGGTTACCTACATTATAGACTTCGCCGTTTCTTCCTTTTGTTAAAACTCCCAAACACATTTCTATGCCGTCCCCAGCGTAGCAGAAAGTTCGCGTCTGTTGTCCGTCTCCGTAAACAACGATTGGTTCATCATTCAGATAATTTCTCATCCAATTAGATAAGACTCTGTTATCGTTAACACCCATGTAAGGTCCATAAAAATTGAAGGGCCTCACAACTTTTACATTTACTCCATAAGTCTTGTAGTACACATCACACAAGGTTTCCAAAACTTGTTTTCCTATATCATAGCAACTTCGACTACTTCGCGTAGGAATCGTTCCCACATACTCTTCTTTTGTAGGAATATTCCTTGCATTTGGCGTACCGTACACCTCACTTGAACTAAACATTAAAATACTCTCTACCTTATTAGCAACACAGTAGTCTAATACATTCTTTGTTCCAATGTAAGAAACATCCATGGTCTCCACTGGCTTCTTCATGTATTTCTCTGGGCTGGCTATTCCCGCGCAATTGATTACATAATCATATCTGGGTAAGCCAAGTAGTGAAGTACAGATGTCATCTCCGTTTTGGATATCGTAACACCTATAATCATTTCCGTTCTCTGTTAGAATATCTTTAAACCAGTTACCTAAAAATCCATCGGAACCAATCAAGAGCACACTTTTATTCGTATTAATCATAGCTTTTTAATTCCACGGGAGTTTCAAATTCTCCTCGTTTGTATATTATAGGAGGGGATGACCAACAATTTTCTATCTCATCCTGTTGTAAGGTTTCTAGTAACTTCAATGAGTTTAAAGTAAACCTTGGGCCTAGAAGTAACACCCTGTCAAAGAGATCTGATACGGAGTCTGTAGGAAGGACGGGGTAGCTAGTTCTACTAATGATAGGGCCATGATCCAAATCTTGAGTCATTTTATGAAAGGTCAATCCTTGTTCAACATCTTTATTTTTTAGCGTATATCCCAAGATGTTGGTGCCCCCATAGTCTGGTAACAGTCCTGTATGCACATTAAAGCAGTTGGATGTATCTTTTACCATTCTATCATATTGTATTGATAGTTTCAAATCACAATCAGTATTTATATCTAATTCGGGTAAGGGCACATCTCCAGCCACAGTTGGATTTCTACTTGGAACATATCCAATTAAATTGTAGTGATTCTGTAGTAACTTTACAGTATATTCAGTAAGTTTAGTAGATCCTAGAATTAGAATATCATTGATTTTCATCTATACAATCCTGTAGTTCATCTATAGTTTGGAAGTGTTTAATAGTAGATCCACTAATATCTTTTAGATATGAGTTTTTTCTCCATACTTCTCTACTATTGTAAGGTTCTTTTTTTGATACAAAGATATTATTTGTACCTCCAAAAAATGAAGACAAAATAGCATTACCTCCCGCCACAGAATAAAAAGTATCGGAGATGGAGTGTAGTAATAGCTGCATAGTATTAAAATCTACATTCCACCCCTTCATCAAGTCTTTTCCAAATACTACATTGGGAAACTTTCTCAGGTACTCCATGTCTGGAAATGGGATATCGTTAGCATCGTCTTCAAAGTCTTTATTGTAGAAGGGCCTTACATAGTAGATCGTGCGGTCTTTATGACCATTTACAATAAGATCTAACATGTCTAATGAGATCCTATTGGGAGCACTGTTTTCATGTTCTTGACAACTTTTATTATTTATCAGAACCGCTTGTTTATTAGTTGGTATATTTAATTCCTTAACTAATTGTCCGTAGTGTTGTTTGTAAGGAGGAAACACTAGTCTGCTTATATCTGTATCGTGCTCATAGATAGCACCATAGCTGGGGCCTTTGTAGGGTCCACTAGTCCTAGTTTGATTCTCTTTATGATTTTTAGAGAAATAATAAAAGGGTTTTGTTCCTCCAACACAGTTGGTTTCGTCCAGATTGTTACTTAAATGTAGCTCATAGGCTTCAGCTACACCATACAGAATCTCCCAAGAAAACTCTCCATTGAACGAATAGCTAGTCATTTACGAAACCCGCCTCTACATTATCCATCGTCTAAATTCCTCTAGTTCAAATTCCCTGCTGTGAACATACCACAAATCATGAGAGGGGTCAAAATCATTATACTCCATGCACAGCCATCCATCTTCAAACTTAATAAGATTAATTCCTGCCTCATCGCAAATCTCCTCAGTATCTTTATTCCACTTATTGAAAGGGGGCACAAAGGTTTTGGACTTAGCCAAAGAACAACTGACTAGAATACTTAGCTCCTGAGCTTCCTTGCTAAGGAGGCGATGATCTACATGAACCAATCCATGACTAGCTCTCGAAACTTCTGGAATAATCTCCGGGCATCCACACTGGTCTACTTCGTAAAACTTCCGGTAATCACTATACGCATTAAGAATCTTCGGGAAAATTCGTTCGCTCGTCACCCCGCTTGTATCACTCATGTCATGCACTAAGGGTGAGATACAAAAAAGGATCTCGCAATTGGGAAACTTGTTTCGTAAAATACGAGCCATCTCATTAGCCTTCTCCATATCCGCGTTCACACAGATATCATCAAATCTAAATACTTTATTCACAGTAATCTCCTGCCGTATTATAGGATAGACTCGGTGGTTTTGTTAGACCATCTATAAATATGTAAAAACTCATCCTCTAGATAGACATCCTTCTCAACCTTCGGAAAGAGCCTTCTAAGCCAATCAATGTCCTCCGTGGACTGTCCCCTATCACCGTGTGAGAACGAGGATCTGAACGGCTCTGAGGTCGCTAGAGAGGTTCTCCAGCAGCACCAGTGGTGTGGAGGACGCAGCGTATCTTTATAGCGGGTGGGGTCTTTGGGGTCTGGTAGAACGTCTTCATGCGGGTTACCCATTTTTGCAAAGACATTAGCTTCTACCCCATTTAGGAAACACCTTTGATTAAAAGAGATTACGTCTACCTCTGGATTATCTTGAATGGTTTGGGTCAGCTTATCAACGTAGTTCTCTGCAACGTCATCATCATCATCAAGCCAAGTCATATGCGTTCCTCTAGCGATACGCATCAACTCGTTTCTTTTCTCCCAGATGTGAAGAGACTTGTTGTCCATGAGAGATAGAATCTCTACATCATCTCTGTCTCCGATCTGGATCATAAGTTTATCAATTAAAGGTCTCACAATGTCAAACCTACTTGGGATTGATAGAATTAAAATACTTAGTTTGATATAATCTTTATTTTTGGGCATCGTATTCTCTCCTCATGTATTCTTGAAAGTACTCATCTTGATCTAGAATCTTTCCAGTACCAGCATATGCTTGTCCTACAAAATGGTTTTCATCTCTTGAGTACGGGAAGGGCTTACTTTCAAAAAAGGGATCATGAACTACACTATCCTCCTGCACTATAGGGTAAACTACTTGGGCCAAAAACTCTTGGTCAACCTGCCAAGTATCTGATCCATTATAGTCTACCATTAACTGGCGCATAGCTTTTAGTTTGTCCCCTCTCACTCCCCACATGCCTGCTAGGATAGGTGTCGTGTGTTGATGATTGTCCCGCATAATGTGGAAAGACTTGTCACTAGCAAGCCACTCATCAACAGCAGCTTTTTCCCTAAACCAAAGTCTAGAGTCACAGTCTCTACTTAAGAGAACCTCAACCTCTGGGTCAGAAGCGGCAGCGAATCTCCACATTGTCCCTAGTGCAGACCCACCATCTTCTTCCATCTCTACAATCTCTACGTTACGAAATTCTCGTAACATACGCACTACCTCTGAAGGGCAGCTTTTTCCGATGTAGTACCTGCATACCCAGTCTGGATAAACCATCAGGGCTAGACTAGCATTTTGTAACGCACCGTGAGTATATCGAGTGTTGTCGCCCCATAAACTAAATGAAATTACTTTCATGCGTGAATGGCCCTAAACTCTTCGTTTTGACGAACGTGTTCTGGGAAAGTATCTGCTGTGGTACTTACGCCTTCTGGATTCCAAAAATAGGTTCCCATGGGTTGGGTTACTCTAACAAACTCTCTACCCTTTTTAGACATACGAAGCCACATCTCATAGTCTCCAGAAATTGTATACTTTGGATCAAACAAACCGTCATCCAATAAAGTCTGCCTCTTGACGAGTGGGAAGGGTCCGCAATAACAGGCGTGAAGTAGTTGTTGATGGTTATGGTTCGGTGGTGTGCTGGAGCCTCTTACGTCAGAGTGGTGGAGGTCAGCAACTAACAGGTACGCTGCATAAAAAATATCCGCTTCAGGAAAGCGATCTGCATACTGGAGATACATCAATAATCCTGCGGGGTAAAGTCTATCATCAGTGTTTACGTTAATAACGTAAGGTGTCGTTGCCCTTTGGATAGCCATATTCCACGCAGTATACACTGGAACCCTCTCACTGCATTCGATAATCTCAACACCAATACCCTTTCTAAAAGAAAAGCTTTTAATGGTTTTCAAGGAGTCATCAGTAGAGTTAGCATCTACGAAAATAATATCAAATTCACCTAAAAACTGATTGTTGATAGATTCTAAGTAGCCTTCAATCCAACGTGCGGAATTATAATTAGAGCAAATAACCGTAACTCGGGAACCCATCATTCTCCTCTCCCGTTTACAGTTTTTATACCTTCCTTGCCAGCCATATGGGGACGAACATGGTATAGTGCCTCCCCAAACCAAGCGACCTTGCTCCCTCTTTGAGCGCAAGCTTGAACATGTATTAGGTCTGTTAGGTGTGCCACATCATCAGGAACACAGTTTGTGTATGGTAAAGTTTCAAAGATCTTCGTCTTATAGGTTGGCATAGCCACATTGCCCTCACTCAATCCTCGCTCGGGGAAAATGGCTAAATCAGTCCCTCGATAAGTCTCTTCACCAGTCTGAGTGTTGTGAAGTGCTACCTCACAGTTAAACCTTACTCCCGCAATCCAAATATCTACTTCTGGGTTCTCGGTCGTTTTACTTTCGATGATCTTGCCAGCACCGGGAATAAAAACATCATCGTCATCTAAGAAAGTAATGTAGGGAGTCTCTGCAAGTGCTGCCCCTACATTAGCTGCCATGCCTCCGTAGAAACCCCACTGCCTCCCTAGTTTTACAAATTTCTCTCCGTATGCGTGGCAGTTTACTCCATCGCTGATAACGATAGGTTTTAACCCCTCTCTTTTCGCAGACGCAATGGCTGCTTTAAGTGTTGGTCTTCCAATCGTCTTAATAATTACGGTAGTGTTACTCATGGAACTCCCAGTCTGTGTTGAAGTTAACACCCTTGTCCTTGTCTCTACTGCTGACTAGGCCAATAGCTTCTTGGTAAAGCTCAAGACGGTGCTTGACAACTTTGGTTAGATCGAAATACTCTTCTGTAATCTTCTTTAGGTTTCGGCCCATCTCAGCAACGTGCTCTGGATTCTTTACGCACTTAACCAACACCTTTGCCCATTCAGAAGGTGGTGCATTCGCTGGTAGTAGGTATCCTGTTTTACCATTTACAATAGTCTCATCATAGCAACCCACATCCGATGCAATAAGGGGTATCCCGTAACGACCACACTCAGCAACTTTAATCTCAGACTTAGAATCATTAAAAGCATTCATTTGAAGAGGTGCGATTGATAAATCTACATTTGAGTATAGCCCACCATACGAGTCAGGAGGCAGCGCATTAAAAATCTGCCAGTTCGGCTGGCCTTTGAATCCTTTTAACAGCATTCTCTTGTAGTTCTCCCACACCTCATGCTGCCATTCCTTCTTCTTCCCCTTCTGCATGATAGGGGCACCGTAGAAGCCCCATGAGCAGTTTTCTCGGCCTGCACGCTGGTTAACCATGTTGGGTACACCAGCGAACTCCTTTACGTCCTCTTCGTGGTGAATGCCTCCTGCCCAACCAATCCTAAGAAACTTCTTTTTAGGTCTAGGGATCTTAGGGACGTTCCAGCATGGAAGGCTGTAGTCGATGGCGTTCTTCACGATTGCCAAAACACCCCCACAGAAAGGCTTGATACGCTCTGCGAATTTACGCTGAGTTACCGTAACGAGGTCGGAATTAGCGTAGATAAATTTTGTAATGTTCTCTAGATCTCTTTCCTTGTAAACATCATACAGTCTGTGCCCCTCATACAAATCAGTGAGGAGATCATCCGTGTCGAAATGAACAAACTTGCCAAACTCCTTTGCCTTGCCTACAATACGAGCCGTGTAAGGTCCACCCCAGTTAGAAATATTGTTGGTCCAGATGACATCTGCCCACTTCATATTTTCGTATTGGAAATCTTCTTTCCACTTGCCTACATTCTCTCCCTCCTCTTCAATACCGAGAGGGTTGAGATCATACCTAAACTCCACTTGATCTCCATACATTTCGTGGAGCTTTTTCATTGGAGCGATGACTCGATAATAGGAGCAACCCCCTTCGTTAGCAGGGGCGCATAGAATTTTTAGTTTTGCCATAGTGTATAAAAAAAGAGGATGAGAGAGTTAACCCCTCATCCTCCTATTATAGTCGATTTCTAGAAAAACTAGACTTCGTATTCCCCTTCTTCTTCTTCCTCAGCGTGGAGGGCAGCAGTGCCTTCCGAGGAGTGAGATGCACCTAGAGCAGAAGCAATAGCTTTGAAGGTGCCACCTAGGTCCATATTCTTATCCGTAGGAACAAGAGCCTTCGCAGCCTTAACGTAGTGCTTGCGCTTACGCTGACTAAAGAGGGTTAGTACACCTTCCCAAGCCGCAAGGCCCGGAACGAAAGTTGTACCCACAGCCAACAAGGTATTAAAAATACCATCCCAGCCTCCTTCATCAAGATCACCACCAGCAGGAACATAAGTAGCTCCTTCAAGAAGTTGATCCTTTGAGGTCATAACGAGACTAGTTCCCTCTGGAATCTGGTCCTTAATAGCTACAGGTAGTTGCTCCCAAGGGATGACCGCAGCCTCCCCTCCTTCAACAACTTGATCCGCAGTAGTGAAAACCGTGCCTTCTCCGAAGACCCCTTCAAGGGCAGCGCAGGACATAAGACCTGCACCCATGAAGACGGTTAGCATAAGTGTTAGAAAAATATTCTTCATAATTAGTTACTCTGCATTCTTTGGAGGTAATCCTCATCCTTTACATCCTTCACAGGAGTCGGGTTTTGGCTACTTCCTTCATGAGAGGGTAGAAGTGCCATAGCGGCAGTCTTCACATCCTCGTAGTCCTCCAACTTAACTAGAGCATGAATGTCGTGGAGGGAATCCATCCAAGCTGCTACTTCGGCCTTGCTGCCTGCTTCCGAAGACTTCGGTCGCGGTGCAGATTGGTCGTACTTAGGCCACTGGCCTTCCATCGTCTTAACGATCTTAAAATCGTTACCAGTCAGGAGATCAGTGATGTCACCGAAGTCTTCATCCAGCATGGCGGCAATAACCTTCTTGAAAAGGATGACACCGATGGAGAGAATCTTCACATCGCCAGTCTCACGGTCTACCGTGTTCATGTAATAACGAGCACGGGGCTTGATCTGTCGAGCAAGATCCTCGTCCTTGTTCGGCTCCTTCCAGAGTCCGTAATAAGCATCACAAAGAGGACAAGGCTCTCCATGAATCTTTCGGCAGTGGACGTTTTTCACCCCACCTTGGCCGTCAGGGACACGGTGAATCTTAGTCTCCGCGTAAAATAAGGTATCCTCATCCTTGCCGGGAAGAATTCGGATTGCATTGGTGCCCTCTTGCAGTTGCATGAATGAGGACAGGAAATCGGAGTTGCCTCCAGCTTTTTTTTCGCCGCTGAGTTCAGCGTGCTTTGCCCGTAGGGCATCAAGATCAATAGCCATTGTAGAACCTCCTATGGTCAGTTAAGTTGGCAGTGTAGTATTATAGACAGACGTTTGTAAATTTTTTAGATTATCGGTAAAGATTTGTCTCGGCGCGGCGTTGCGAAGACATTTGCACTAGCATATCCTTCTTCTGCTCCAACGACGAGACCAGACCCTTAAGTAGGGTGTACTTGAATTGAGATTCATTCACCTTACCGTTATATACCATAAACTCCTGAGAGGATTCGACAAAATCATCAAGATCTTTGGCTGTTTGCTTTACCGAAGAACCTTCCTTGCGCTCCTTGCGCGTTTGAGCACAGAACTTGGTCAGATCCAAGTTTGCCTCATCTAACCTCATCTTAGCTACCGAGAGAAGACCTTGGTAGTAAGAGTAAATTGAAGCTTGTCTAGCCATCTCACCGTCGATCTCGTCTTGATCGCATCGAGTAAGCTCATTAGCGATATCAACGTAGTTCTCCCAAGTAAGATCCTCTAGGGCCTCAAGTAGTGTTTGTGCTTTGTTCAAAATAGTAACTCCTTAGCTAATTGCGGATTCAAGCGGACAAACTGCATGACCGCTCTGGACATTGTTATAGTCAGTCGTTCGTTAGAAGTCCAAATATATTCTTCAGTTTCTCCCTCACCTTCACCTCCCATGCCAAACGTCTCCAGTAGCAAGTGACAAATTTCGTGGAAAATTGTCTCTCGGGCTGGTCCGTCATCCATCTTCTTCTCAACGTGGATTTCGTAAGTGTCAAAATCACAAGTCCCCCAGCAGTTCTGGGAACCTGATTTAAGTCCCGTACATAGTTTGATGGTAAACTCTCCCCACCCACCATTAATAATTTTCAACTCTGGTTTTGCCTCCAGAACATCAAAAATATGCGTACCTGTGTTAGTCTTCTTCGTCGCCAATTTCTTCACCTTCAACCATTTTCAAGATATTATAATCCACCTCCATAGGGACGATGAATCTAGGTCGGCCATTTCGAGACTTAACAACGTAAGCACGCATACGACCAGTATCGAACTCCTCCTCACTTTGATTAAGCGACACAGCAAAATCACACGTTCGGATCTTACCGTAGGAGTCGCCAAGTTCGGCATCGGTGATGACCTTCACGGCCCTACCTTGTCGATTGGTTTGGGTAGCGGTCCATACAAGGAACTTATTTTCCATAGCTAGACCACGAAGCTCCTCAGCGATACGCTGCTGGGCTTGATATTCGTGCTGGTTCTCTCTGACGGGCCTCATAAGCTCCAGATAGTCCACAATCACAACGTCAGGCTCGAAGTCCTCATAGTTCTTTAGCTGCACCATGAGTGCTCTCAGGCTGTTTACAGTGGCCTGACCAGTTGGGAACTCCTTAATAACTAGTTGGCTACTAGGGAAGTTGTTTTGGAAAATACTTAGACGCTCTCCAACTTTTAGCTGGGCCGAGGGATCTTTTAACTGGCCTTGTGGGATAAGTGTCGCAACCGAATCAAAGCGTTGGGCGATCTTGTCCTCTGACATCTCCAAAGAGACATACAGAACTTTGCGACCCTCAATCATCGACTGTACAGCTTGGTTAACAAGCCACAAAGACTTACCAACTCCGGGAGGTGCAATAACCATCGCCAACTCCTTCTCGCCAAGACCACCTTCGAGAGAACGATTAAGACTAGGTAGCAAAGTCTTAAACTTGTCCGCTTCCTCAGCATTGTGGGTGCGGTCCCAACGATCACTCACATCCTTGAAGTAAGATTGACCAATATCAACAGTTCTACTGACCGTGAGGGCCTGTCGGACGAGAGCCTCAGTCTCATCCATACGGTTCTCCTTGATCAGAGTTAGTGATTGCTTGATCGCATCCTTCATAGCCTCCTTCTTGGCAAAGTCCTCGATAAGATCAAGATAGTAATCTTCACCATCAGCAGCCGAAGTATCTAGGCGATTAATATAAGAAAGCTCGTCAGTGAAGTCATGTACAGACTCCTTTGCTGCTTTGGTTTCTAGTAGCTCATGCTCAATGAAATCATCATTGGGCAGCTTCTTGTACTTTTCATAGTAATCACGAACAGCAGAGTAAATCCTCCCGTGGATCGGGAACTCGAAATAATCTGGCTTTACAAGATTGATGATTTGAAGATAGAAGTCCCTGTCGGACTTTAGAAGGTATAAAATACCCCGTTGGATGTTCTCGTTGAACTGGTACATTTAGTTGTTGTCTGTTATTGGCCTTTGTACTTCTTGTAGGGATTAATCCCAGCTTTATCATAGGTGATGTCGCTAAGTTTTCTCGATGAGTCTAGTTTTTCTGCAACCTCTTGATCAGAAAGTTTTTTAGATTCTTTTAGGAGCTTATCAGGGGGTGTGTATTTTGCATACTGCTTCCACCCGCCTGCCATACGGTCTTTTGATTGGTCCTGTAGCTTAAGGTTAACTTCATCGGAGCCACCTGTCTTATTGTAGCCCGTTCTGTCATTTACACCAGTCCAACCTGCTCCTTTAAAGTGGACAGGGATATCTCGACCTGCCCAATTCTGTTCAATCTTTTTTCCACACTCAGGACACTTGATCTTGCTAGGGTTTTTTGCAAAATCATACTCCCTCTCAACTAGGAGTTCACATGAGTGACACGCATAATCATAATAAGCCATTAGTCCTCCCAGTTTGGGTCGTTTTCACAAGGCAGCTTGTCTGCCCACTCTTTATTTAGTTCTTCCTGTAAGTCGGATGACTTTTTATCAGGAACCACAGTCTCCTCCTGCGAGGGAGCAGGCTTCGCCTGTTTCGATTTGTGTTTCATGGGATACCTTCATATATTTTTCGATGTTCTCGTCCGTGAATGGGATAGCTTGTAGAGGTTCACCCTCTTTTGAGCCAGCCCTATAAACGGTAAGGCCCTTAAGGTATGGGGCATAGTCGAGAGCGGTTTGGGAGAACGCTTCGGGCGTTGACGTACTGGGGAGGTTGATGGTCTTAGAAATGCAAGAGTCGATGTACTTTTGAATCGTAGCTTGGACTTTAATGTGTTCGTCCGGGGCCACATCATAGGCTCCGACAAAGGAGTCCAGAGGCTTACCCTCATCGTAAAACTTTTGGAAGAGCGGATCAACAACTAGTTGCTCCTTCCAGATGTTGTTGGTACGCCATCTGCGGTTGTACATTGCTGCAAAGATAGGTTCAATCCCACTAGATGTTCCGTGGAGCATGGAAATAGTTCCACACGGTGGAATGGTAAGCATAACTGCATTTCGGATACCATGCTTCTTGATAAGCATTCGGATACGGGCGGGGAGTGTTTTTGCAAATTCTTCATTTAGATACTTCTTGGAATCAAACTCGGAAAAGGGAGCCTTGTCTCGCGCCAAGTACACGGACATCTTGTATGCTTCGTCTCTGATAGTAGAGAAGAGCCTCTCTAGGAACTCAAGGCATTTCTCATTGCCATAGGGAATGTTAAGTTGAATAAGCATGTAGTGAAGACCCGTAACACCGAGACCAACTCTACGAGATTTCTCCGCAACTTCCTTGCACTTATCCGTTGGGAAAGTGTTAATCGTTAGTACGTTATCCAAAAAACGTACACCTGTACGAACAGTCTTAGCGAGGCGTTTCCAATCTACATCGGAACCATCCTCAAGAACCATATTACTAAGGTTAATATTACCCAAGCAACAGTTACCATAGCTGGGTAGGGAGATCTCGCCGCAAGGATTAGTGCTTGCCAGATCCTCAAAATAGGACACGTTAGTGTACGAATTAGCTAGATCAATATTGTAAATGCCGGGGTCACCCGACTCAACAGAGTTCTTCCAAATCATACTCCATAGATCTCGCGCCTTGATGTCCTTCTTGCCAATCATCTCAAACGTGTCAGTCCAACCAACCTTATGGAAGTTATTGGCACGCTCCATAGCATCCTCTTCGTCAAGGCCAATAACGCTAACCGAATCGACTCCTGTAACCTCGCCTTCAGAGTTATAGCTCGTCCTAGCTAATTCATAAGAGTGATACTCCTTATTGTTGAACGTAAAGAACCAATCCTCATTAAGCTCAACAGCTTCCACGAAACGGTTAGTAATAGCAACCGAAATATTGAAGTTATTAAGCTGACCTTGGTCTAGCTTTACAGACAGAAACTCAAGTAGATCAGGGTGGGTAATATTAAGGATACCCATAAGAGCAGTTCTGCGATTTTTACCAGCACGGACATGCTCACCAACCTCATTAATCATTTGAAGAACAGACACCGCACCCGGAGCCGAATTCTTTACGCTGCCGATGTGGTCGCCACGGGGACGAATCTTAGACACATTGAACCCTACGCCCCCACCTGCACAAGAGATCTTATACATGTCAGAAACAGTCTGACCAATGGAGTCTACAGTATCCTCAGGAATAATCACATAGCAGTTAAGCATGTTGTGGTGACCACGGTTACGACCCGCACCAAAGATAATGCGACCACCCGGAATAAAATCACCAGAACCAATAGACTCGTAGAACCGCTTCTCCGCTGCCTCTTTCTCATCATCAGTCTCTGCGGAAGCCATAGTCTTAGCAATGACCTTAGCCCTATCAGCCCATTTTGTTTCGCCGGGATAGGCGTATCGAGATTCAAAAATTTCCTGCCCTAAAGGCGTTAAGTTTACGTTTGCCATATGATTATTCCTTGATTGTAGATGTTCCTTTGCGCTTTATAATAGAGAGGCGAGGTGAAGAATCCAACAGAGTCTTCAGATACTTGTTATGTGTAATGATGAAAATAGATTTGTTCTTCTTTATTTCCTGAAGCAACTGGTACAGGCCGAAGATACCTTCTTCGTCAATGTTCTCAGCAACCTCATCAAAGAAAAGCAAATCCAGATGCGATTTATCTGTCAGTAGTAGTAGATCCTTCAGGCCCAGCGTGACAGCTAAATTGATCTTACGCTTCTCGCCACCCGAAAGAGATATATACTGAACTAGATGACCCTCTGTCTCAATTTTTTCTACTAATTCCTCATCAAATTCTATGTAATACTTAGAGTTTGTTAAGTATGACAGGTAGAAGTTACACCGGGAATTAAAATAACTTAACACGTTCCTAACAATATACTTGATGATACCTTGCTCAGAGAAGGCTTTCTCCCAGAAACGCATGATTTCGTACCAAGTCTTATTCTCTTCCTTTACCGTGTTGCACTCATCGTTAGACTTTAGAAGATCAGTAATCATATCCACATAAGTATCTTCGTCGCGGCACAAATCTTTATACCCCTGAAGCTTAGAGAACTGTGAAGAGGAGATAGGTGGATCTTCTATCCTGTTTTCTAGGTTAGTTAGTTTCTTCTTCCAGTCCTTGATGGCTAGTTTAGTATTCCGCAACTCCCCCTTCTTCTCATCTACATTAACCTCTGATTCTTGCTCTGCTCCACAAGTTGGGCACAGATTAGGTTCTAAGGGATTCTTGATAGTGTAATCCAATCCCTTAGCATAATCATCAAGCGTTGCAATCTCTCTCTTGTATGCGGATATATCAAAGCCTAAGCTACGTTGATCATGCTCTGCTTTTAAAACATCATCGAGCGTAAGATTCAAAACTGCTTCGTCATAGTCAGAGTAGTCCTTCTTGCCCTCCTCAATATCTTGAAGCTTACCCTCCAAACCCTTAACCCTTTTCAGGTTCTCAGTGATGACTGCATCTCGCTCCTTAACTGACTGGTAAAAGGTAGACTTGTGAGCCTTAATCCTATCCCGCATATTAAACAGGTCATCTAGGTTTAAGAAGTTTCTTATAATCGTGCGCTTATCATCTGGTGTACATTCCAAGAAGCTAGTGTCGTTCGCCTGCCCGAAGAACATGGAGGCGAGCAAAACTTTATGGTTTATATTGAAGTATTCATCAATTGCTTTTTGCGTTGAGGAGACAGACTCTTTGGTCATATCCACACCATCAACAATAAAAGATAGCTTAGTAGGCTTCTTCTGCCTAGTGATTACAGCGGTAACCTTATCATGTGTTAGAGTTACTTCTACTACACACTTCTTCTTCTCTTGGTTGTTAACCAAGCTATCCTCAGTGCTCTTCCGAATAGTCTTCCCCGTTAGGCCAAAGTAGATAGCCTCAACCAAAGCACTTTTCCCAGAACCATTAGACCCACCAGTATCTTCGTTCTTACCTTTAATGACCGTAAGACCGCTATAGTTTTTTACATCAACCTCAGCATGTTTGAACGAATAGAAATTTTGAATATTTATTTTCTCAATTTTCATCTTGTAGAAGCCTATAGCCCTCCATAATCTTTTCTACGGGAATTGTAGTAATTGCTTCTTTAACATAGTCCTGAATTACTACATCATTAATGGAAAACAAATCTCTTCCCGGTTTATAAGTTGACACCTCATCCTCATTAAATACGGGAGCATATTTAACATCTACATGTGAAACCTTAATATCCTGTAGGGGAATATCATCATCCTCCTTCTCCCTAACTACTCTCAAAAAGGTAAAATATTCTGGGTCGTTGATAATATCTAAGTTGTTCTCCAAATTACCTGCACTATACACCAAGTGTCTAGGGCCATGCTTAATCCTCTTGAACTGGATGCCGTCCTCGTCAATCAATCCATAGAAGTA